GTATTGCGAGATCTTGATCGGCTCGACCGCCTTGGCGGTGTTATAGGCGCCGAGGATCCCGGCGCGCTCGTTGCCGGCCAGGCGGATGTCTTGTCCTGCCGTGTTAAAGATGGTGTTAGCGCGATTGGTCAGGCCGTACTGCGAGCCGCCGTAGGATTGCACGGTGGCGAGCGCGGCAATGCGCTTCTTGGCTTCCAGCGCGGCCTGTTGGATGTGGCCCTGGATCGCTGTTTTCATCTCTTCGGAGCCATGCTCCTGGCCCGAGAACATCGCCGACGCCAGCGCGTTCGGATCGCCCTCGGCCTGGTTGGCCAGCTCCTCCGGCGTCAGCGACTTGGTCAGCCGCGTCGCTTCATTCTCCTGGGCTTCGGTTTGTTTGCCGGCGCTCAACTCCTCCAGCGAGCCGCTGCGCGCCGCTTCGGCGTTCTTACGCAGGTCTTCGTCGCGCCGCAGGTAGTCTTGCGATTGGCGTCGCTGGTAAGCGACCCATTGATCGTTGGCCGACTGCTGCTTCGATGCCATGTCTTGCTGCTGCTGCATGTTGTACAGCGACATGCCGATCGAGAAGCCCATGCCAATGATCGAGATTGGGTCGCACATGATCAGCCCGTTACGGTTAACGATCCGGTTGCTTCGCGGCCGGTCTTGCCGGCGAGCATGCGGTTGTTCTCACTCTGGCCGTAGACCGGCGCCACTGCCGAGCCTAAGCCGATCGCGATCGGCTTGAACATGTCGCCGAGCGAGGCGACGTTCGGCGATTGCAATTGCGCGTTGGCGGCCGCGTTGGCTGCAGTGTTCGCTGCCACGGTCGGGTCTTCGGTCGAATACAGCTGGTTGTACGCTTGCTGCTGTTGCGCGGCGATGCTCTTGCGTAAGTCCGCGGTGTCGGTATCGGCCTTGGCGCGCAGCCCGGCTTCGTTGACGCCCTGCTGCTCGGTCAGCTTGTTCTGCACGAAGCCGGCAGCGCCGGAGCGCAACAACCCCGCCCTGGCGAGGTCGGACTCGGCAGTGCGCTTGGCCTCGCCGTACTGGCTTTGCAGCTGCGGCAGCGTGTAGTTCAGCGAAGCGTTGCGATAGTTCTCGTAGAACGGATCGCCGAAGTTGTCTTTGCCGAAGATCTGATCGATCGCGCCCTTGCCCTGGTTGAGCCTGGCCTGTCGCTCGTTCTCTTTGTTTTTGGCCTCTTGGGCCTGCTGCATCTCGAACTGCACCATTTGGTTGTTCGAGGGTCCGCTTTTGCCACCCATGTCGTCACCTCATACTTGCGCGTTCGGATCGATCGGCGCCACTTTGCCGTAGTCTGCCCAGAAGCCCGGCGGCGTCAGCACCGCTTTGCCGGCCAATGCGCCGGTATCGTTGGTGGTGCTGGTGCCGGATACGCCCTCGGCCGGCGCCGTGGTCTTGTCCGGCGTCGAGGTGTCTTCCGGTTTCTTCGCGGTCGCATCCGCGGCCGCTTTCTTGACGTTGATGTTTTCCTGGTAGCCGCTCATGTCGAGCGGCTTTTTGGCGGCGAGCGTTCGCTCGGCCTCTTCCACGGTCGCGTTGCCCGACGTGTTCGGTGGATCCTGGTAGTAGTTGCCGCCGCCGCCGCCCTTGCCGCCCATGACTGCCTCTACTTGTTCAGGTTGATGCTGCCGGCAGAGGTCGCTGCCGAGGTCTTGATCGGGTTCGACCAGATCGACGCCGGCGGCGGCAGCAAGGTGCTGGCCAGCTTGTCGCCAGTGGTCGCCGGCGCGGTGGTCTGCAGTTTGCTGACGATCGGCCCGCCGGGCGAGATCGACGGCCCGATCGCTCCGATCGGCGCCGCCGGTGCGGCCGGTGCCGGCGGCGCGGCTGGCGGGGCCACCGGCGGCGCTACCGGCGCGACATATGTCGGCAGCGGCGGCAACGGCTCCGGCGGCGGCGGGCCTGGCATTTCGGTCGACATCAAGGTCGGGTCGCCCGGCCATTTGCCGAAGTTGTTACGCCGCACGTCCATTGCGCGGATGGCATTGTCGATCTCGGCTTGCGTTGGCATGTGACCCTACTTGGTTAAGCTGATGCTGCCGGTCGAAGTCGCCGACTTCTGCACCGGGTTCGACCAGATCGAGGCCGGCGGCAGTAGCGTGCCGGCCAGCACGGCGCCAGTCGATACTGGCTGCGCGCCGGTTTGCAGCTTGCTGACGATCGGGCCGCCGGGCGAAATCGATGGTCCGATCGCCTCGACCGGCGGCGCGGGCGCGGCCGGTGCCGGCGGCGTCCAGGGCGCAACCGGCGCAACGGCTGGCGCGATATACTTGGGCAGTGGCGGCAACGGTGCCGGCTCCGGTGCCGGCGCCGCATCCGCCCAGCCTGGTTGGTCACCCCAGTGGTATCCGCCGCCTATGTCGGTCCACGGCATGGTTGCCCCCTATTTGGTTAAGCTGATGCTGCCGGTCGAAGTCGATGATTTCTGCACCGGGTTCGACCAGATCGAAGCCGGCGGCATGAGCGTGCCGGCGAGCTTGGCGCCGGTCGAGGTCGGCGTCGCCTGCAGGCTGCTGTTGATGGCGCTGCCGGCCGAGATAGCCGGGCCGAGCGGCGCGTTCGGGTCGACCGCCGGCGCCGCGGGCGCGGCCGGCGCCGCGGGTGCCGGCGCGTCGACCGGCGGCGCGACCGGCGCAGCGGCCGGGGCTTCCGGCGCCGCCGCCGGCGCGGCCGCAGCCGCGGCCGGATCTTCCGGCGGGATCCAGTTCGGATCGGTTTCCTTATTCCAGAACCCGCCGTAGCCGTCGTACTCGGCCGGCAGCGCCGGATTCCTGATCCACGAACCGTAGCCGTCGTAGATCGTGTCCGGTTGTATCGTCCACGTTCCGTAGCCGTCGTAGGTTCGATACGGCATGGTTACACCTGTCCTGTGGTTGTCATGCTGCCATCGCCGCCGAAGCCTTGCGCTTTCAGCTGGTCGGTCCACATCGACGGCGGCGCGATCGCCTGTGCCATCGTGCTGCCGAGACCGGGATCCTGCGTGGTCTGGATGCTGCCCTGGGTGTCTTGCGCCTGTGTCGGCGCCGCCGCCGTGGCTGGCTCGCCGAGCTGACTAGGCCCGGCTTGTTCCTGCACTGGCGCAGGCTGTTCCGGGGCCGCCGCGGCCTGCGCGGGGTCCGGCGCCGCCGCGGCCGGCTGCTCGGCGTCCCAACCCCAGCCGTTCTGCCGCGCCACCGGACCCCAGGTGATCGAGTCCGCGCCGGTGGTCGGTCTGGCCCCGCCCTTGCCACCCATCATAATACCTTCCTGAATATCATGCCGACCGGCTCGGCGCCGAAGTGCCGGCCGACCATGTTCATGAGCGAGTTCTGCTCCGGCATGCCGGAGCAGATCGGAAAGTTGATCACCTTGCAGCCGTCGTTGCGCGCCAGCGTGATCACCATGTCGACCAGGCGCCGGCCGAGGTCGGTCTTCTGGTACTTCGGGATGGTGTAGGTCTCGTCCATCACCGCCATCGGGTCGGAGAACACGTCGAACACATGGTAGGAGCAGACGCCGACCATCTCGTCCTTGTCCATTGCGATGACGTACATCGCGAACTGGGTGCCGATCGCGCGCCGCAGATGGGCGATGGTCTTGTCCTTGCGATAGTTCAAGTGCGCCGCCCAAATAGAACGGTGAAAGAACTCGCCGAGGAAGTCGGCGACCATCTCGGCGTCGGCGGCTTCGGCCATGCGGACGTTAATGTGCGGGGTACGCACTGTTCGCTTGGGTCGCTTCAGCTCGGTAACCTGCATATTCATCGGCCAGCCATCGGTATGAGACAAAGTCCTCGCCTTCGGTGCCATAGCCAGTCAGCGTGCCTTCAGCCTTGGCACCGATCAAACCCATAAATCTGCGGACATCGTCGCGTCGTCGTAACGCCACCGCCTCGACCCGGTGGATCCCGATATCGACCAGCATAGGCAGAACGAACCCGCGTATCTGCTTGACCATTGGTAACACGGCGCGGCCCCAGTCGTCAGTGCCGAAGGCGAAGCCGGCGGCCACGCCCTGGCGTTTTATCACGGCGCCCCACACCGCGATCGGGCCACAGTCCAAGCTCCAAGCGCAAAACACAAACAGTCTATGCCGCATGATTTGCGCGGCGAGCCTGGTCTGGTCGGTGCCGGCCGCCACCATTTCTTCGGTGTCGGCCCAGCGCAACCGGCGCAGCACGTCTTGGATCATGCCCTGGTCGGCGTGGTCGATCCCGATCATCCGGTCTCGCCCCCCTGGTAATGCACGATCAGGTTGGACAGCACTTGTGGCCCCAGCTCCTGCGAGCGCAGCCGCAGCGACATGTGGGTGGTGTGGCCGAACAGCTGGATCTTGCCCTGCGGGAACGACGGGCCGTCGAAGATGCCGATGAAGTCCTCGACGGTGGAGTCCTGGGTATTGAACGCAGCCGATACCTGCCACGGTACGCCGGAGCAGGTGGCGTCGAGCGCCGCGAACGATTTGAAGGTGGCGACGCCCTCGCCGGCGTGAAAAGGGAAGATCAACTCGACCGGGCAGTCGTCGTACACCGGGCCGAGATCGGAGGTGCCGCCGTAGGCGTAGACGGTATTGTTATCGTCGCGCACCACCACATGGTCGTTGTGCAGACAGGCCGCGGTGATGACGAAGCCGGCGTCGTACTCCGACCAGGCGGTGATCTTCGGGCCGGGAAACGCGGATAATACATAGATCTTAGAAGTCGGCGTGGCGCCTTCGTAGTCGCGCGAGCCGGCCATGATGATCCAGAATCTTCCGGTGACCGGCTGCAACAATGCGATCGTGCCGCTCATCCAGTCGCGGCCCATGCTGCGGAATAGATCCTGCAGCAGCGGATCCAGCGGACTGCCGATGTCGGACACCGCCGCGGCCAAGCTCGAGTTGCGGGCGCGCAGCGAGCGAATGCCGGACTGCGACATGTACATCACGTCGCCGGAGCCGTATTGCAGCACCGATCGCCAGGCGGTGGTGCCGGCCTGGCGCAGGGTCTGGACGTATTGATTCTTGGTGAAGTCTGGATCCAGGATCCACAGCTGCACCGCGGTCGAGGAGAAGATCGCCAGCTTGTCGTAGTAGACCTCCAGCGCCACGCTGTCGGTCATATCGGAATCGCCCATCGACAAGTCGATGAAGTTGGTCGGGTCCGGCGGTGCCATGCCGGACCAGTCGCCGGCGTTGCCGATCGCCGAGAAGTACAAGATCGATCCCTCGACCGTGTACATCTTGTTCTTGTAAGTGCGGCAGTAGAAGCCGCGGGCCAGCGGCAGATCCAAGCCGTCGTAGTAGCGGCCGACCGTGCCGACGCTGTCCTTCCACAGGATGGTGAACACCTTGTTGTCGAACAGGTCGTAATCGATGATCTCGTAGATGGTGGTGGTCTGCTGCCCCAGCACGCCGATCGACCAGGTGCCGGAGGGTGGCTCGACCTTGTAGGGGCCGTTGGGGCCGAAGGTGTAGAGCTTCTGGTTGACCTCGACCAAGCCGCGGCTCGCCGGATCGACCGTCCAGAACGGCACGAAGGCCATCCGCTTTTCGATCTCGCCGCCGGGTGACACATGACAGTTGGTCATGCGCCGCAGCGTGCCGGCCGGCGCGGTCAGCTCACTGCGCCGCAGATCCAGCCCGGCCGCGAAGTCGGTGATGGTGAAGTAGGGCAACTACTCCCTCCATCAGTTCGGAATGTAGTCGACGTAGGCGGTGCCGCGGCTGGACTTGTCCGGGTCGTTGCCGCCGCGGAAGATGCCGCCCATGTTGTAGTTGGTGCGCTTGTCCGCCCCCTGGTCGGCGAGGATCCGGCGCAGGTAATTCTGCGCCTTGGTCAGCTTCATCGGCGCGGCTTCGGACTTCTGGGTCGCCAGCATCTCGGCGGCGGCGAACAGCACGATCGCCTTGGAGTCGAGGATGCAAGTGTCGGTCGACGCCACCAGCGGCGACAGCGGCGCCTGGCCCTCGAACCGCAGCACGTAGCTGAGCTTGGGATTGGTGAGGTTGTCGTCCGGCACCGGCAGCAGCTGGAATTGCCCGACCGGGTTGGTGATCGCGACCGGGCCGGTGGTATCGATCGATACCACGTTGCTCCAGCGCACCGGCTTGCCGGAGTTGGTCGGCCCGAGGTGGGTCATGTAGGCTTTGATACCGTAGGTCAGCGCCGACCAGGAGGTCGACGCGGTGATCTTGTTTACGTCGGCGGGGTCGTCTTTGGTGACCTGGGCGATGTAGACCCGCACGATCTGATCGAAGGCCATCTCCTTCGGGTAGGAGTAGACCCCCTGGCCGCCGGTCAGCGGCACGTCGGTCCAGATCTTCAAATGCTGCCAATTGTAGGCGTCCCACAGCTCGCGCTGCTGCCGTGCCAGGAGTATGTCGATGGTCTCCTGCGCCTGCACCCCCTGCTGGGGGTTGAGCGACGTGCCGGTCTCGGCGCGCAGCTCGCGGCGTAGCTCCAGCAGCGTGACGCCAAGCGGCACTAGGCTACTCCATTATCCGGTGGCGGCGGCGTGCGGCGGCCGCGCGGCGAGGGCTTGAAGATCGGCTCAAGCTGGGTCTGCGCCTTGGCGACCTCGTCGTCGTCTTCGTCGTCGTCGTCGCCATTGCCATTGCCGTTGGCGATCGCCGGCGCGACCACGGTGGAGAGCTGACCGTTCTCATAGCGCGGCAGGTTGACCTCGTCGGTCATCACATAGTCCATGCGGAAGGCGCGGCCGGGGAAGCAAGCCTCGACCACCTCGCGGCCGTATATTGTTATCAACCTGTTCTTCTCTTCGGTCGGCCAGGTCTCGCCCATACCGACCGGCATCACGTCCATGACGTTCTCGTCGCCGTGCAATGTCTGCAAGACCTGCACTTCCGGCCAGGTCACCGGGTTGAACTTGTCGTAGATCACGGTGTGGCAGTTCTGCCCGGCAAGATTGATCTTGCAGATGCAGTATTGGATCGCCTTGGCCATATCGGCTCCCCTGTTAAAGAAAG